AGCATATCTTGTCATGATACCCTTGATTGGTGTGAAGTTGAATGGGTTATACATTGTTGGTGTCAACTGAAGAGGTACGTATGGAGCGTATACATATCCTGTATCAAGTAACGATGAACCTTTGTGTCCCAACAATACTGTGTTTGGTGGGAAGTAAGGGTCACGGTAAACTTGGTATCTACCTGACAATGTACCTACTCTTTCGATACCCATGTTGTACTGGTCCTGGTCAGGAGCCGCGTTTGAAACGTGGAAGTACTCAAGGTCGTCAAAGATTGCTGAAATTTCAGAAGAAACAACAATCCAGTTAGCACCACCTCTTAAAGTAGACTTATGGATTTGAGCAGAAATCTGATTGATTGCAGTAATCAATGTCTGATTCCAATCCTTTTGGTTGTACGCAGTTGAAGTAGTATTTAACTTTCTCCATCCATCGTAGTCCCATCTTAATGTCCAAGCCGCGCCTTTTCTCAAATCTCTTAAGATTTCACGGTCAATTTCAGCTGCAACTTGCTCTGACAACAATGCCGTCAATTCAGCCTCAGCATCAATGTTGTGGAACGCTGAAACGTCTTGAGCAAGTTCTGGTGACCACTGAGCTCTTAACTTTCTTTCTGTAACAGAAACAGTTACCGCTTCAAGGTCAAATGAAACTTCACCGATAGCATCTTCAAATTCTAATGTTTCATAGATTCTGTATGATGCTTGTAATGTCCAACTTGAAACGGTTTGACCTGTGTATCCGTCAACAGTTGCAGGACCTGAGATTGCCACAGGTACACTACTATCGATAGATAGATAAATGATACCATCAGCATCACAAATGTTATCATAAGAACCACCAGGTCCTGAAGAAGGGAATGTAGTTGGAGTAGTTGTTCCGTACTGAACGATACCTTTACCGTACTTCTGAGTTACAACTCTGAAGTTATAGTAGTCAGAACCTTGGTAAGTTTCTAATGAAGCCAAGAAGTCTTCTGAATCCATTTCGTTACCGTCAGGACCGATTAATTTACCAGCACCTGCGTTAGAGAAACCTGATAATGCGAACAACAACGACTTAACGTTAGCTGTTGCAGCACCTAATACGTCTGCCAATGTAGTTGCAACCAATGCTCCTGAAACCCATTTTACTGGTACCAAAGAGTCAGTCAAACCAGTGTAAGCACCTTTCGAGTAATCGAAAAGACCTGCTGGGTCAGAGTTTGGAGTTTCTCCTTCGTAGAAACGGTCGTACAAGTTCTTACCACTACCGTAGTTAGAATCTGTAGTAGACGGACCGTTAGGTGCACCGAATGGTGCTACGTGAGTACCGTCAGAGTTTCTGTTCTGGATTTTAGGTACAAAGTAGAACAATTTACCGATTGGTAAGTTCATAGCTTGTACAGATACGATATCGTTAGCTAATAATTTAGAGAATACTCTTCTAACGATAGGAAAGACTACAGTTTCAAATGAACCTGAGTCAGAAGCGTTTGCCGCTTCGTTGATTAAGTGAGACGCTTGGTTTTCGTACAATTGTGCCACGTTTTCTTTTAAGTGACCTTTCAATCCGTCCAAGAAACCTAATTTGTCCCATTTGTTGATTGTGTCTTCTTTGATAACTTTCAAGTGCTTAAGACCGATGTTACCAACAAGACCTGATTCTAATAATGCTCCCATTTTTAATACTATTTAAGGAATATGTTTATTTAATTATTTTCGTCATCAAATCCTTCATTCTCATGAACTGAGGATTTTCATACGTTTTGTTCTCGATAAGATTTGCAGATGAACCTTTAACAGGAGTCTTAGATACTTTTTCAGAAACTGATTCTGAAATTGTATTAGCTTCCTTGCTTTCGAATTCTTCTTTCAAAGTCTTATACAAGCTTTTTGATTCTTTCAATGTTTCTACTGAATCGAATCTTCTAAGGATGTTGATTTTCTCTTGCTTCGTAGTTGTGTTTTCTGTGAAAAGACGTGTAGCATAAGCCAAGTTAGAATTGAATACTGCAACTTCGTTCAACTTCTCTTTGAAAATGTTAAGTGCCTTACGGTACTCTTCATTCTTCTCTCTAAGTTGTTGAATTTCTTTTTGTGCAGATTCACCCAAACGTGCTTTGTTAGGTACTGAATGTGGTTTTGGTAAACCTTTAGATTTGTCAGATGATGCTTTCTGTCCAGCAGCGTGACTTCTCACCATACCTTCAGTTGCTTCACCGTCCATATCTTCATCTTCTTGCTCAAATGCTGGTGTTTTAAGTTTCATACCTTTTTTAGTAGTGTAGTCTTCATCACCAGGATGTGTTTTTGATTCATCACCTTTCATATCACCATGTTCTTCAGTTGCC